GCTCTTTCAGCGCATCGCTTTTGAGCGGATTGCCGTTTATGTCTACGATTCCTACCATGCTGATCTCCTGTTGCTACTGCCGTGATCATCGCGGCTACTGTCCGAGTTGCGTTTGTTCGATATGCCCTGATATTCAATCGGTGCGACTTCTCGCTTCATGGCGTAGTGACCGAGAAACAGGCTGATTGCCGAGTCGCCGTGGCGCTGCAGCTTCTCGCCTTCCTCTTTTTGAGTCTTGGCCTTTCCCAGCTTCGGCGTACCATCGATGACACGCAGTGCGCGCAAGTCATCGCGCACCTGGTTATCCTTTGGAATATCGTCCAGCGTTCCATCTTGCAGTGCGGCCTTGAAGCGCGCCATATTGGCTAGATAGAACGAATCGCTAAGCATCACCAGCTCGATGCGCGCCAGACCGAACTTCTGCGCAGCGCGCTCGGCTAGATACTGTCCGTTGCCGCGCGCATCAAGCGCACCGGACCGGAAGCGAGGCAGACGACTGACGATGTAGATCAGAATCTGCTCCTGCTGCCGGAACGGGCAATTTGATAGCTCGACCTGACCGCGCACGCGCGTGGTGAGGTCGCGGCCTTCTTCCATGATGTCGATGATGGTCAAGTCACCAGTGCGCCCGAAGTCTTCGCCGAAACCGTGCGACAAGTCTTTGTTGAGGGCGTCCAGCATAGGCTTGAGGTTCTCTTCGCACCACTTGGCTACCTCGGCTTCACGCTCCCAATCCGGCAAATATGCGAACTCTGACGTCCACCGACCGCGCACCAGCGGCGTGTCGATGTTCATGCGCGCCTCGATCAGGCCCATCGTCAGGTATGCGCCGCTAGACTGAGACGGAACAACGTCCAGCTCTTCTGCGGCATCGTCGCCATAGAAGGCATAGGCATCGGACACCCACTGTTCCTCGCCTTCCGGCGTCCATTCGATGCCGCGCCGCAGGCACACGCGCTGATACAGCCCTTGCGCTACTGCATCGCGGAAGTTGAAGCGGTGCACGGAACCCTTGCGCTTTTTGGCGCGCACTTCCTGGATGAGTTCGTTGAATGCGTTATCCTGACCGTCATGCGTCGAAATGATGCGTACCTTGTCTCCCCACAACAGCATGGCCATAGCGGCCTTGAGAAGCTGCGCCAGGTCATTGTGGAACGCGGCCTCATCAATGACCACCACGCCTTGTTTACCGCGCAGGTTGGTTGGACGAGAGCTGAGTGCCACGATACGGCGGCCTGTGGATGGAAAGTCAATCTTAAAGCTTTTGATCTCCTTGTCCCCATCTACGAAGATTCCTTCCTCGATCTCGGATGCGGCGTAATCGAAGGCGCGTGCCCACATGGCGCAGGCTTCGATATATTCCAGTGCCATATCCTGCGTCGGGCCGATGTAGAAGACGTTGGTGCTGTTTTCCTCTTGGGCTGCTAGCAGAACGTCATCGGATGCCTCCCCCCAAGTAAGACCGATCCGGCGCGATTTCTCCGCAATCTTTAGCTGGCTATCATCCGCAACCCATTCTTGCTGATAGGGCAGCAGAACGACAGGCGGCGCATCTTTGCGCGCCGCATCGCTCGGAAGATCTACCGGAATTGTTTTAGCCGGGGATGCCAAGGATTCGGCTCCTGATCTCTTTGACGGCAGATGGAGACAATCCGCCTTTCTTGGCGATCTTCTCGACCGCATCGGCTGCAGTTGCAGCTTTCTCACGCACTTCAGCCGCAAACTGTTTTTGCTTCACAGTGGCATTGGAAAGGCGGGCGACCATCAAGCCGATGTCTTTGATGGATGCGCCTTCTGGCATGTTTACCAATGCGTTAAAAGCTTTCTGCTGTACGAGGCTTATTAACGCATTGTTCATCGCTCCCTCGTTGTCGGGTATGGCTTCAGTGATGGCACGTGCCTGCTCTGTAGCCACCTTGATCGCCAATAGCTTGTCTTCAAAATCCTGACCGTAACGATGCACAGCGGACTTGCTGATGTCGTATCCGCGCGATTTCAGATCAGCTGCGAGCAGCTCATAGTCGGCAAATCCGTTCTCCGACAATGCGCGATCAAGCCACGCTTTGACGTCGGTCGGTAGCTTGGATATTTTTGAGCGCGGAGCCATGATTACCAGTATTTAACTGGACGTGCGATGCCAGGATCGCAATCCACCGTGTACTCAGCCAGATCGGTGCCGTGGCGTGTCAGATCAGCAAACCAGCGCCCGCCTGGTTCCTTGTTGAGCTTTACCAGCTCGCGGTCAGAGAGATAATCCAGCACCCGACGTACCTCAAGTGCAGTCGCATCAGGAAACATCGCTTGCACAGTAGACAGCACCAACTCTTCATAGGCACCAATCGGCTGCGCATTGTTTAAGGTAAGGATCACCAACCAGCGCATGGTTTCGCGCCGAATTTTTTCCTGATCAATGCTCATGGTGTAACTCCTTTTACAGCGGCTATCTCAAGCCGCACGGTCTCCATCTTGCTAAACAACGCATCCTGTTTCGCTTCCAAAACAGACTGCCCTCGAATGTAATCCGGTCTTGCCACATATTTCTCAGGCAAGGTTGCCTTGAACTCCAGGAACTCACGCTCAAGCTTTTTTACCTGCCTCAAGTCTTATTCTATCGTCACAAACTTTGCATCAAGCCGCTTCTCAAACTGGGCCATGAGCAACTTACCGAAAGCCCAAGTAACGCCAGCGAAAGCCACAAGCACTGATGCAACCGAGCAGAGAAGCTCCCAGAATTCAATTTGCACTTGCATATCTACCTTTCATTTTTCCTTGCTGCTCGTGCAGCTCCTGGCAATCGATGCAGTACTGCACGCCGGGATACGCTTTGCGTCTGGCCTTCGGTATGCGTATGCCGCAATGCTTATCCTGGCAACGCAGCGCCGATTTCTTTTGCGGCTTGGGCAAGATGGCACTGGCCTGATTGCGTTCATACTCAGCAAGCTCCAGCGCCTGCGCGCGGTCAAATTGATCCACCATTCCCTAAAGTCTCCATCCGCAATATGCGCAAATACGATGCGATTTCTGCCAGCCACGGCAATCAGGATTAAGGCATTGCACGTAGCCGCTGGCCATCAGCGCCATACTCCCCATATCCCCACGCCGCCGAAGGCATCCAGTCGAGCGCCGTTGAGCGGCACATCCGCTGAGCCACGCAATCCGAAATGCATCGCCTTTACATCAAACAGCCCTTGCAATATCTCCGCGCGCACGGCAGGCGTACCAGGCTTGATCCCGTAAAAAATCCCCAGCTCGGTACCGGTGTCGAACTGGAATACCGGCAACGGGTCTTTGCGCACATAAGAATCCGTCTCCCCGGTCTGCGTATCCAGCACGCAGGCCAACGTATGCGGATGATCGTCCGGCTTGATCTGCGAGGCAGCGATCACCACCTTGTTGGCATCAGCCTGCACTGGCGCAGGCAACTCAAGATCGTGCTTAGCTACAGGCGGATATGCCTGCACGGTTTTGCTGACAATGGGCGTTGCCACTTTGGTTTGGCCCGCTATCTCGCGTGCCGGACGGGCCATCATGTAAACGCCGACAGGTGCATCACTGTGCTTGTTGGATTCATTTACAACGCCGGACACATAGCCGAACTCAAACAGAACAATGGCCGCGCAAACTGCAACCGCGTATCGGGTGTGATTTGGAACAGGCTTTAGCCACATGAGATTGTTCCTCCCCATACCGCATAGGTAGGTTGCCACTTGAGCAAGATCGCGCGCGGGTAATCGCGGTTTTCTTTGAACATGGCGGGATTGCGGCCAGCGTTAAAAGGCTCTACTTCTTTGGCGATGCGGATATTCGCTCCATGTTTGGCGGCAAGCCTTTCATCGCGCGCTATCCAGCCCGCGCCGCCGTTGTATTTCCAGAGCGCCTTCCACATCCGGTCACAGGGCGTTGCGCCATCGCTATCGTCGAAGAGCAACTTGTCGTATACCGATTGAGCGCGCATCGCCCATTGCGGATTGAGTGGTGCGTTAGCACTCAGGTCTTTGGGATACGCTCCGCTGATCCAGTCGGCGGTATCCGGTGTAAACTGCGTGAGGCCACTGGCGAAGGGCGAGCGGGCGTCTTTATTCCAGTGGCTTTCTACATGGATTTGCGCGCCTAGCACGGCCACCGGCGCATCCAGCCCCCACACGTAGCGCGCATTGCGGATCAGATCGCGCTTGTACTTTAGCGCGGCACGCGGCACTTCATCGGCCAGCGCCAACAGCGGCAGCAGCCAGATCAATACCATCACCACGGCAAAGGCAATGCGCGCATATTTGCGAGGGAAGCGCATTACAGAGCCATCCCCATGACCAGCGCACCGATACCCATGCTTGCACCACGTCGCAGACAGCTCAAGGCAAATACCAGTTCGTAACCTTGCGCTACCGCAAAGTCGGCAGCGTCTGCACGCTTAGTGACGGTGCGCCAGTTGTATGCTACCAAGTAGCCATCAGGCCGCGCATACGGAAGGCCCAGCATATCGACCAAAAAACCGGCCAGCGCGCCGAGCAGATAAAGCGAAAGCTTGTGCATGTCGGTCTCGATCAATTCGGGATGGGCATGGGCGATGAACACGAGCAGCGCAATGGTTAAGATCACCGGGAAGGTGAAGCGGGGCAATTTAGCAAGGTAGTGGCGCACGTTTACTCCATTTGATCGGTTGTAAAACGCAAGCAGTTTCCTCATCTGTTTCCTGCCCCAACTTGAGATCGGGGCAGCGGCCTAAATAGTTCATCTTGGGGTTGGTGTACCGCACCCAGTGAATGCAAGTGCCGCATGTTTTTTGAGTTCTGCTCACGCCATGCAGACTACGCGCGCGCGTGGGGAGGGGCGATACTGAAAGGGTTCAGGACAAACAAAAGCCCCGCACTGGGCGGGGCTTGGTGAGGAGATTTAAGCGGTTAATTATTCAGCTTCTGAAAAATCTGTATATCCAGCATCCGCACACAGTTGTAGTGTGACCTCGTTATCAGCGCGAAGGAATATATCAATATCATCCATGAGCGTCCCTTTATTTGTGAACATGATGACGGATTGGAACGGCTGATATCCTACATATCCGCCATAGCCATTTTTGGAATTAACCAAGCCGCAGTAGACAATAGCTGAACTCGTTGTAATTGCACCATCGGCAAGTTTCATCCACTTGAATTTTGCAGAATCAGGGTCTTTCAGCTTGTTCTTCACGGCCCGCTCAATAACTGACTTTTCACTATCCGTCAGCGTATCGCGTGCCAGTACATCCTGGCATGCTAATACCGACATGGTTACCAGAATCACACCAATCAAACCCATTAGACTTTTCATCTTGTTCTCCCTTCGTTAAGTTGCCGAACTCTAAAACAGACTGACCTGCTTGTCATCTACTGCCGTGCTGCCGAGAATA